GCGCCGGCTCGCTGCTGTGCGAACGCCTGTCGGGCCACAAGGTCGAGATCGGCCTGGTGCCGTTCGGCTCGATCGGCTTGTCGGTGTTTGGCATCGACCTGTATTTCGCCAGCTCGGGCTTCACGGCGGGTACGGCAATTGTCGACTGGCTGGCGCTGCTGGGCCAGCCGGGCGCCTTGCGTATCCTGTTCGACCTGGTGATGATCGGCGTGTTCGGTGGCCTCTTCATTGTGCCGCTGTTCGCGCTGATCCAGACGCGCTGCGACCAGAAGCACGTCTCGCGCACGATTGCCGGCATGAACATCCTCAACGCGGTCTTCATGGTGGCCTCGGCCGGCGTGGCGATCCTGCTACTGGGACAGGGCTTCTCGATTCCGGAACTCTTCCTGACCACGGCGCTGCTCAATGTGGTGGTGGCGATCTATATCTTCTCGCTGGTGCCGGAATTCCTGATGCGTTTCCTGGCCTGGATTTTGATCCATACCGTCTATCGCGTGCGCATGATCGACACCTCGCACATCCCGGCCGACGGCCCGGCGGTGCTGGTCTGCAATCACGTGAGCTACGTCGATGCGATCGTTATCAACGCAGCCAGCCCGCGCCCGATCCGTTTCGTGATGGATCACCGCATCTTCAAGACGCCGTTCCTGCGCTGGATTTTCCGCGCCGTCAATGCGATCCCGATCGCGCCGGCCAAGGAAGACCCGTGGACGATGGAAAAGGCCTTCGTCGACATCGCCCATGCACTGCATGACGGCGAGCTGGTCTGCATCTTCCCGGAAGGGCGCCTGACCAAGACGGGCGAGATGAGCGAATTCCGGAGCGGCATCACCAAGATCGTCGAGCGCAACAAGGTGCCGGTGATCCCGATGGCGCTGCGCGGCCTGTGGGGCAGCTGGTTCACGCGTGACCAGGGCAACCTGTTCGGCCGGCGCATCGCGCGCGGCATGCGCTCGCAGCTGTCGCTGGCGGTGGGGACACCGGTGGCGCCAGAGCTGGCGACACCGGAATATCTGCAGCAGCAGGTCATGACGTTGCGTGGGGAGTGGAAGTAAGCGGAAATAAGTGGAAGTCAGTGCCGGGGCATACTGCCGCGACGGGTATGGCAAAAGCGCAAGATTTTTTTTGTGGCTCTGATATAATTATTGACTAGTCGGGGCGTAGCGCAGCCTGGTAGCGTACGTGCATGGGGTGCACGGGGTCGGAGGTTCGAATCCTCTCGCCCCGACCAATAGAATCAAGTAGTTACGGCGAAAGCTGTATAGATCAACAGCACTGTATATTAGATGTTCATCTAATACTGGTGCTGTTTTTTTATGCCTGGTCGAAGCGCACCGCCCATTCCTGGACGTAGGCCGGGCCGGCGTCACCCTGCGGCCGTTCCTCGCCTTTCAGCAGCAGCCCCGAGCTGTTCATGGTCGTCAGCCGGGCTTCGTACAGCGTCGGCACCAGCGGGTCGCCGACTTGGCTGTTCGGGTCTGTGACGTTGGCCACGATCGATGTGCCGACGCCGTAGACGCGCACCTCACCCTCTACCGCTGGCGCCGAGCCGATTTCCCGATCCGATAGCCGCTTGCCCTGGTGGCGCAGCCGTTTGACTTTTCCGAACATGAGCCGAGTTTAGCACCGATGAACAATGGCACCAGGGCAATGCTGAGGCATAATGCAAGCCGTCAGATGTTGCCGTACCTACCTCATGAACGCCAGTCGCCCACCTTGATCGGGCGCTGCTGGCGGCCGGGGCTGCGGCCGACTAAACTCCACCAGATCGATTATCCGTAATCCGTGCCACCCAATTTCGAGGCGACCAATGCAAGACGCAATTGACAAGTATTTCGAAGAAATTCTAGCCCAGCCTCCTGAAGCGATCCTAAAGGAAGTTAGCCGTCAACGGCTAAAGGGGCGAACTCATGTTGCCTTGGAAATCATCGGGAAACTTCAAGCGGCGCACGGCGCGAATGATGAAGTCTCGCTTCTGGAAAAGACGCTGGTTAAAGATACTGGCGATGACCAACGATACCTAAACCACTGGATGTCGAATGTCGCCAATGCCAAACTGTATCCGAAAGGGATTGTCGGCACGCGCGAAGGATTTTCAGCAGCCGTCACCATCCAAAAGTCCCTCATGTCGGGATTCAAGTCGTTGATGGGCGATGCCATAAGTTTCGCTTGCGAGATCAGCCTTCTTGTACGTGACGATTACAGCGAATACTTAGTACTGCGCGATATCCTCGCCTCCGAAGCGAAACGCCTGGAACTCACGAGCTATGAGAATCACGTAGCGGTGGAACTCGTCTGCGAGAGCTACGACAGCGGCGAAGACAAGGAATACTCGAAGCTCCTCGGCCTGCTGAAGGCGGCACACCCTTGGCAAGTTGCCAGAATCTTGCGGCCACATAAGCTGACGAAAAATTCAATTCTGGTGAAGCAGATTGTCGATGAGATCGTAGGGAAAAAGATCTCGATTGAAAGTCTCACTGATCTGCAGAAGGTAAATCTGCTGGTCATGGCCTATCCAGTCGTGGTGCATAACAAATACCGTGACCTGTGCGACACGTTCGCGCAGCAGATCCAGGATACGGATGTTGACGCCCTGTCTGGGTGGAAGCGCACGTGGAGCATGGCCAGCATCAACGGCCGCGCACCCTTCGCCACTGCGGGGCAGGTGGTCGACCGCAATAAGAAGTTGAAGATTGCTGTCTGCGTGTCCGGTCAGTTACGTGGCTTCAAAGAAGCCAAGGCGACTTGGGCACTGCTGGGCCTCGATGTTCACGAAGCCGACTATTACGTGCATACGTGGAAGAATGTCGGCGTACGCTTCCCCGACCCAGGCTGGAGGGGTCATGTTGAACGCAGGTTCAGCGACGAGAAATTCATCGACACGTATATCAAGATGTGCACGCAATATGGTGTTGCTACCATCACCGAGATGTACCCGAGCATTTTCTCCACGCGATTCGGCGACTTCAACGTGACCGATGAGTCTGTGAAGCAGGCCTATGGCGAGGATTGTGTGGTGGTGATCGAAGATGATCAAGAGGGTCGCTTCAAGGAATTCACCAACCAAGACAAAATGTTCTACAAGATTTTCGAGTCCTTCAAGCTGGCGGAGAATTCGGGGAAAGAATATGACTTGGTAATCCGTATCCGTCCTGACATTAAAATGAAAGAGGGCACCAAGGTTGATTGGTATAGCGTGCTCGAGCGCAGCTTGCGCGACAACCTGTCCTTCAATGAGGCACCTGCTTCACTCAAAGAAAACGTGTGGGTGGGGGATCAATTCGGGGCTGCCAGCTTCGAAGTTGCGAAGAAATTTGCCTCGACTTACGAGTTCCACGATTACGCCAAGAAGCATAAGATTTCAGGCGTGCCAGCAGTTCGTTCGGGACATGCAACTCTCGCCTGGTCACTGCTTTGCCGCGGTGTGAAGGTCGAGCAGCTTAGTCAGATCAAATGGGGCGGGCTGAGCGATGTACAGAAACTGGATAACAACCAGATCAGGGCACTGATCGAAAAAGATATTGGGGATAAGGGCGCAAATATCATCCATCGAGGATTTCTTGCTGCCCTTGGGTAATTCAGCTGACGTCAGACATTCAGCGGCTCGCCCATCAGCCGCTCCATCATCGCCTCGATGGCCGGCGAATCGCACGGCTCGCCTGCGATGACGACCAGGCGCGGCAGCTTGTCCTTGTGTTCCTGGTGAACGGTCAGGACGTGGCCACCGCCGCCGGGCGTGATGGCGTGGATCTCGAAGTCCATCAGGCGACCTTCTTGATCTTCTCCACCGTGCGCAGGCCACCGAGCCCGAGCATGCCGAGCAGAATGGTGCTCATTTCCGTGAAGTCGAACTCGGGCAAGTCGATCGGCTGCCCCAGCATGGCCATCAGCACGACGGCAGACGGGCCGACGACGAACTTGAACGCGAAGGCAGCGGCGCAAGTCCACCCGATCGCAGGTCGCCAGCCGGCGACGAACAATGTCTGGTGCGCGGCCTCGACGCGGTTGACTTCGACCTGACCGGTGGCCATCTTGAGATCGGCGTCCAGCTGGGCGAGTTCACCGCGCTGCGCCATTTCCATGACCTTGATCTTGGCTTCAGCCGCGGCGGCAGGATCAGGGAATAGGCGGTCAAATACGTTCCCCAACATGGGGAGAAGTGCTGCAATTGCTGGTGCCATTACAGGCCTCCTACGGTTTCAGTTGCGGTGGCCCAGGCTTGCGCCCAGGCTTGCGGATGCGGCTTGCCAGGGCGCCAGGCGTCGATGTACTGTGCCCAGCCGGCGTCGGCTGTCGTCGGCAGCTTGCCGGGGAGGGTGTATACCAGCAGGCGTGCCGCGATTGCGGCAACGACGTCCTGGTAGCGCATTGCCTCCCACAGGCCGGCAGGCGTCGGCGCGACGTTGTAGTGCTCGCACATGCGGCGCATGCACGGCGCCACCAGGAAGTGCGTCAGCACACCCTTACAGCCGCCGCCCTGTTCGAACTGCCAGAACGATGCGGCCGGGCCTATTTCGCCCGCGCCAGTGATGAACTGCCGGCGCCGCGTCAATGCGGATTCCTGCAGCGCGATCGCCAGGAGGAAGCGCCGGGCCTCCGGGCTATCGGAAATGCCGCACTGCTGCAGCTCGAGCAGCGCCGGGGCGATGGCCGTGGAGAGAAGACGTTCTGGTGTCATGGTTATTGCTCTTTCTGTGGCGGGTCGGCGGGGAGATTCAGCTTCGAGTTCATCAGCGCTTCGAACTTGAACAGCGCGCGCGAACCCATGTGGGCGGCGATGCCAACCAGGGCGTATTTCATTGGGGATGACGCGCCGGCTGCGTCGCACAGGTGGGCGGTGATGATTCCGGTGAAGCCGGACACGCACAGTTCGCCGACCAGCTCGGTCAGGTTCCAGGCGCGCGCGTGGCCTTCGCGCATCTTGCGCACGAAGCTGGCCCAGCCTCCCCAGAAGGAGATAGCTATCAGCAATGCCCAGCTCAGCAAGGTGTCGTAGTCAAAGCCGCCAGAAGGGGGCGGGGTGGGGGTCATAAAGACCTTTCGGAAATAGAAAAGGCCACCTCTCGGGTGGCCTATAATTCGTGAAACTACAAAGGGTGCAAATGTCCTACGATCCAATCCAGCTGGGCGCGGCGCTCGCTTTCGTCATCAATGCGTGGTTATCGTCCCGGCGCAAGTAGCCGGCGCTGCCTTTCCTCCTCCGTTTCCAAGTCCATGAATGCCGCCGGCGAGAGCATTAGCCCTCGCTGGCTGGCCGGCACCTGTTGGCGCGGCCCGGCGAGCGTGCGCGGCACGTCCAGCGCGCGGCCGGACTGCAGACCGATCGAGATGTTCTGCACTGGCTCTGCCAAGTATTGGCGCACGAGAGGGCTAGCGACTGGAATGTTCTTGATGAGGCGCTCCACGCGCCCGCCGATTGCGCCGGCCGTATTCGAGTTGTTCACCGCACCGCCGGCGGGCTGGAACTGCTCATAACGCGAGACCCGGCCCAGTGCTTTCAGCTGGTTAATTTCTTCCGGCTGGAAGAACAGGCGCAGCTTGCGTTCACCGATGGCTGCCAGCGAATCCATATAGGCCTTGCTCCCGAAGTTGCCCGTCTCCTCTGGCATTCCGTTCAGGGACTTCGCTTTCAGGTGGCCCAGGATCTGCTCGCGCACGGCATTCATCGCCACCGGGTTCGCCTTGATCGAGCTCTTGAGCTGCGCCACGTTCATGAAGTCAGCCTTCTTGCCCGTGCCGACGATGAAGTCCTGCACGAACTTGTCCGGCTCGACGCCATCGCGCACGGCCTGCAGCGCCGGCGTGCGTTCGACAAGCCCCATATACATGCGGTTGACGCGGCGCGCGCGGTTGAAAGCGTTGATCGATTCCTGGCCCAGGTCCTGCCCCGCGCCGGCAGTCATGCCGCCTGTCGTGGCCAGCTGATTGCCGCTGCCCGCCGGTGCGACGCCGCGACCGATCAGCGGCGTCTCGTCCAGTGCCTGCCGCACGGCGCCTAGCGCATACCGGACGTTGCCGTCCATGCTCGAGCGCTGCAGCCGGCCGATGTTCGTCTTGAACTGCTCGGCGATCTCGACCGTCAGCGGGATTTCGCCCGATGCAAAGCCGTTGAGCTTGTTGCGGATGTCCGGCGTCAGGAACGATTCGACGTTTGCCTGGTTCAGCAGGTCGCCGGCGCGGTTGGTAAATGCCTGCGGGTCCAGCGCGGCGCTGCGGCCCTGCGAGTCGCGCGCGCGGTCATACAGCTTGCCGATCAGGTCCTGCGCCCGCTCGTTCCGGCGCTCCAGCGCGCCAATGACCCGTTCGCCGCCAGCATAGGCATCGTCGGCCGCGCCAGCGCCAAGGTTGTTCAGGCCCTGCTTGAGCAGCTGATTGTTGCGGTTCTCGGTCTGACCCAGGAACTGCGCGGTGCTGTCCTTGCTGTTGATGCCCAGCTTGGCCAGGTTCTTCTGCTGCGTGACCACGGCCGGGTCGAGCGTCAGGCCGGCGGCCGTTGGCGTCAGCCCGGTCATGCGGTAGTCGGCCAGGCGCCGCACCGCGTCGGGCGACACCTGGTCACTCGTGCGGAAGGCTGCGGCCACGTCGTTGCGGATGCTCTGCGCCACCTGCGCCGGCAGCTGGTCGAGCGTGACGCCCGAGTCCTGCAGCGCGTTGTTGATCGTGATGTTGATCTGCTGCGCCTGCTGGCCGGTCGGTGCCGCCGGCTGCATGCGGCGCGCCACGGCGCCGGCCGCGCGCTGTACGCCGCCCATCGCCATCGGTGCTGCGACACCAGCCGCCAGCGACGCCACGAGCTGTGCAGCGTCGCCGCCGCCAGTCTCGCGCGTGTAGCCGCCAGCCAGGCCAGCAGCGCCGGCTGAGGCCAGTTGCTGCGCCGGGTTGGCTGCCAGCATGCGCGCGGTAGCCTGCGCCGTGCCGGTCAGGCCCTTTGCTGCCTTGCCAGCTGCGCCCAGCATGCCGGCGCCGCCGGCGACCAGGCGCGAGGCATCACCGACGATGCGCTCGGTCGACGTGCGCGGCTGCGGCAGGCCCAGGCCATCGGCGATTGTAGCGCCGGTGCGCGCGGTCGGCTTGTTGCCGAGCACAGGCGCGGCCAGCGTGCGCAGCGGGTTGCCGACGAACGTGTCGAACGTATCGCCCAGGCCTTCTGCCACGTAGCGCGCGGTCAGCCCGGCCTGGCGCGGCACGTCGGCGATTGCGTCGCCCAGGTCTTGGCCGAACGGCTTGGCGCGCGGGGCCGGTGCCGGCACGGTTTCCACCTGCATGGTCTTGATGTGAGCGGCGAGGCGGCGCGCACCGTCGACATCGCCGGCCGCGTCCGCATTGCGCAGCGCGGTGTACATCTGGTCCATCGTGGCCATCAATTGCCTCCGTATTTATTGAGCAGGTCGGTGATGTCGCCTGGTGGGCTGCCTTTGCCTGGCGTGGCAGGGCTGGAATCGTATTTCTGGTACAGCGTCTTCAAAGCGCTCAGGGCCGCCTTCTTCGTCACCCCCGGGACCGTTGGGTCGCCGATCTGTGCTGCCATCTGGCGGTACAGCGCAACGTCCATGTTCGATTGCGGGCCTTCCATGCGTGGCTGGGCCATCATAAGGTTGCCCTCCAGTACGCGCAGCTGCGCGATGTTCTGCGCGCCGCCGGTCGCCACCCCCGCAACACGTGCCAGTTGGTCGAGGCCGGCGCCGTAATAGGAGCCGGTCGCGCCATCGATGAGCTTTTCGGCCTGGCTGATGAGCGGCATCAGGCTTTTCCCTGCTGCGGCTTTCTTCGCGGCCGTCTCGCCCTGCACAGCCTGGCCATTCATCATCACCGGGCGCGCCTGCCCCGTACCCTTGTCGACCAGCATCGGGCCGAGCGTCGGGTCGTTGATCAGTTGCGTGCGCTGGCCCATGCGATTGACGTTGTTGGCCTCGCGCGCGCGGGCGTCGGCTTTGTCTTGGCCACGGATTGCAACTGCGTTGTTTGCGCGCGTGTTCGGGTCGACCGAGTTTTCCATCGAGCGCACCGTCGCGCCGGTGATCGGATTGACCAGCTCGGTCGTCCCGCCGCGGTTGATCGCGTCCAGTTTCTTGGCCACGTCCAGCGGCACCGGCGCGCCGTTCGTGCCGTCTTCGAAGAACGGGGCGAACATGACGCGGCCACCTTGCTGCACTTCTTCCCAGCGGCTGACCTTCGGCTGCAGCTTGAGTGCCGATTCCTCGGCAGCGCTGGCCTCGGCCTGGTAGCCGTTGTCACGCAGGTATTGCGCGTACTGCAAACGCTCCTGCACCAGCGCGTTCCGGTTGGTGCCTGACGGGGCGGCCGGTGCTGCACCCATCGGCTGCTGCATCGGCTCACCTGGCGCGCTCATAGCCGGCGGTGCGCCATTGAGCAAGCCCTGGAACATCGCCGCACCGGAGCGGTCCTGCGGCGCCTGTGCGGCCTGCTGCGGCTGCTGGGCGCCTCGGGTGATCTGGTACGACTTCGTCAGGTTCTGCAGCTCCTGCGCACGCTGGCGTGCCAGCTCCTGCGCGGCCAGGTCGCTCTCGGCATTCTTGATCTGCAGGCCGCGCATCTGGCCGATCTGGCCTTGCTCGCGTGCGCGCTGCTCCGTCTGCTGGTAGGCCTCAAGCCCGCCGCCCAGGATCTGCCCCAGGCCGGTAGGCTTGAACGATGGACCCGACGACTGCAGAATCTGCGCGGCCGCGGCGAGCATGCCCTGTAATTTCGGGTCGCTGCCGAACATATCGAAAAACCCTGCCATATTGTGTCCTTAGAAGAAAGAGCCGCTGCCGAACAGGCCGCCGCCAGATTTGCCGATGCCGAACAGATCGGTCGCGTTTCCTGCCGTGCTGGTGTTACCGCCACCTCCGAAGATGCCTGCCAGTTGGCCGCCAAGCATGGCGCCACCCACCGCCGTGCCAGTTGCGCTGTTGTACAGCGGCTGCGTGCTGGTCGACGAGCTGTTCGCGCCCAGGTACGGTGCCAGCAGAGAGTTTACGCCCTGCGCCTGCTGCAGCTTCCACTGATCGTTCGCGTTGACCTGGCCCGATGCCTGCCCGGAGAGGCCCGCGAGCATTCCGGCGCCGCCCAGCAACTGCCCGTTGTTCTGCGCGTTGGTCGAGAGCTGCGACTGCTGGTTGGCCAGCCCGGTCTGCTGCGCGAGGCCGGCATTGAACTGGTTGTTGTTCTGGCCCATGCTGGCGTTGTATTGACCGGTTTGCTGGGCCAGGCCCGCGTTGAACTGACCATTCTGCTGCGCCATGCCTGCATTGGTCTTTGAGGCGTCGAACAGATTGCCCACGTTCGCCATCTCGGCCTGCTGCGCGTTGGCCGCATTCTGCTGCGCGACGCCGTACTGCTGCGCGCCCAGACCTTGCGTCGCGGCCAGCTGGCGGTTGCGATCGGAGTCGTACGCGCCGGCCTGCGCCGCCACGGCCGCATCGGTGTTGTTCTGCCCGAACTGCGATGCCGCGCGCGATAGGTTGGTGTTCATGCTGTCGATCGCCTTGCCCTCGGCGATGCCCTGGCGCGAGCCGCCGAACTGGCCGGCCAGCACCGAGTTGCCGCGAATGCTGCCGAGCACGTCCTGCGTCGCGGCCTTGGCGTCGGTCACCATTCCGTTGAACGCGTTCTGCGACTGGTTGATGCCCTTCTGGATGCCGCCAGTCAGGTACGGGTTTGCACCAGCTTGGCCGTTGATCAGGCTATCGTACGAGCCGGACAGATTCATGCCGTTCTGTGCCGGCGCCTGGACCTGCGCGCCGACCGCGTAGGCCGGCAGGCTGGCCATGGCGCCGCCGGCTTGCGCAGCCATTGTCGGCTGCATGCCCGCCGATTGCGCGCCCTGCGACATGGGCGCCTGGTTGCCCTGCATCGCCTGCATGGCTGCATTGCGAACCGCGTTCATGTCGCCCGCGCCGTTGTTGTTCAGGTAGTCGGCATTCGCGTTGGCGTAGCCGGTGGCCGCAGCCGAGCGCGGATCATTAAGCATCCCCTGGTACTGCGACAGCAGGCCGGTTTGCCCGCCGCCGCCGAACAGCATCTGCTCCATGCGCGGGTCCATCTTCTGTTGCTGCGTGGTCGTGCTCGACTTTGGCTGGCCGCTGCTGCTGACCATGCCGCCGAGCGCGCCACCGATGGCGCCGCCAACAGGGCCGCCCAGGAACGTGCCGGCGATAGGTGCGGCGATGCCGACGAGGTCTCTCAAAAAGCCCATGATGTTGTCCTTTGGATAGTGTGTTTGGTCGGGGTCAGCCGAGGAAATGCCAGGTGCCGGCGCCGAAGCGGTACAGGCCCGCGCCGCTGCCGGGGTTCCAGCTCGTGCCGTCGGCATTGCGGTACATGCCCTCGCGCGGCTTGGCCGGTGCCGCGTAGACAACCGGCGCGAAGCCCTCGGCCACGGCGTCGATCGCCGCTTTCAGCTTGGGCAGTTCTTCCCGCAGGAAGCGCTGCAGCTGCGCGGGGTCCGCCGGCGGGTCGGCCGGCTGGTAGCTCGTCATGTTGCTGTTGGTCGGTCGCATCAATATTCTCCGGCGTCATCAACGAGCATGGCAAACCCGTCCAGTTTCCAGCTGAACGCCGTACCCGTCTCGAACCGGATGGCCAGGTATCGGCCGGAAATGAACCGGTCGAGCTTCACCGTGCTGCCGATCGTGTACGTCATCGGCGTGGCCCAGGTAGGCTCGTCGTCGGGCCCGTTGGCAGAACCCAGGCGCACGATTACGGTCCCGCCACGGTTGCCGGTGATGCGCGGCCGCACGCCGGAAATGATCTTGATGCGCTCGGGCGCGTCGAAGGCCAGGCCGCGTCGCTCCAGGTAGGCATCGGGCAGCTTGCCGTCGAAGCTGCTCGAGGCATCCAGCAGGAACAGCTTGGTGTCGGCGCTGCCCATCATCACGCGCGCGGTGTCTGGCGTGTAGTCGGGCCCGTTCCATGCGGTCAGGTCCGTATCCCACGGCGCGTCGTCCTGGTTCCAGTTGCCGGCCAGCGAGTTGTCCACCGGGCCGTAGGCTGCATACGTCACATTCGGCAGGCTGCGGAAGCTGACCGTGCCGTCGACATAGTTGTAGACCAGCGCGGTGTCGCACCAGACAGCGCCGATCGACGGGTAGCAGACGAAGATCTCGTTCAGGAACGGATTCTTGAACACGAACACCTTGGCCTTGTTGGCCACGTCGATGCTCTGGAAGAAGAAGCGGCGCGCCTTCTTGTCGAGCACCGAGCGCGCCGAGAACCCGTCGTGAATGATGATGTCGCTGCCGGTCACCGCGAAATGCATGTTCTGCATGCCGGTGTCGAAGTCGACCGCGCAGTTCATGTTCAACAGGCCGCTCATGCCCGACACCTTGCGGGCCTTGAGGATGAACGCGCCGCCGATGTAATCCAGCGCCCAGGTGCTCGACTCCTTGTAGATGATGAAGCTGTCCTTCAGGCCCAGGCCGTCGATGATCGGGTCTTGGCCTTCTGGCAGGTCGAACTGGCCGGCGTCTCGCACCTGGTCGTTTTCATCCCAGGTCGCCGGAAGGCTGCCCGGATCCGCGAGGTTCGACCACTTCACCAAGAACGGGTTGGGCGCGCCGGCGCGGACCAGATTCAGCGCGATCATGAGGTTCTTGTACTGGCGCAGCACCTTGCACGACGTGTTCGCCGGCCACGCTGGCAGGTTGACAAACTTGTTCGCCAGGTTGGTGTCCCAGTACATCGGGGCTTTGCCGTCGCCAGCGTTGAGCACCGGGATGCCGCCGAACACGAAGCCGGACCAGGCGTTGACCTGGCCGACCCGGGCGGTGGCGTGCGTGATGTCGGTGTGCACCGAAGCGCCCGAGGCGTTCGACACGGCGTATTGCTTGCCGGCCGAGGTGTACAGCCAGTACCGCAGGCCGGCCACGTTCGCCTGCAGCAGGTACTGCGGCGGCTCCGGTGGCGTCAGATAGACCTGGCCATGCCCGAGGAACTGCAGCGCGGCGCCATCCAGGAAACGGATGTTGCGCGCGTCGGACCACGCACCGGGCGGCAGTTCCGCCGGCGAGATGTCGCGCACCACGCCGAGCGCGCCGGCCTGGTCAAACTTTATCGATTGTGGCATGAGGCCTCACACGTAATAGCTGATGGTCACCGAGCCGCCGGTTGGCACCGCGATGTTGTAGCTTGCGCCGGGCGTGACGGCCACGTTGGCGAACACGGTCGGCGTCTGCGCCACGTTGCCGGTGCTGCCGGGGAAGGTCTTGCCGACTCCAGTAGCCGAAGCGCCGGTTGTGGCGGGATTATTGAAGTTGTAGCTGTTGTCAATAAAGTTGTAGTAGCAGATCTGACCGGCTGAATAAATCCCGCCTGTGATTGGGACTGGCGGGTCGCAATAGTCATTGGATGGCGCGACTCCGTATACCTGGTAATTGAATCTCTGCCCGGTCACCTCAAAGCCGCCGTCGCTACGTCGAATCCCGTAATAGGTTTCGTTGCGAGTGTATTGGGTGACGCGGCCCGATGATCCGTTGACACCGCGCGCGCCGAAGCCGCTCATGTTGAGCGCGTTCACGCTCGCAGGCACGACCAGCACGCCGTTGGCCGTGAACGTCTGCGTCACCAGCTGCGGCCGCCGGCCAGCGATCAGGGCGAACAGCCACGCTTTCATGCTGCCTTCCCGTACACGGTGCCGTCACCGAATGAATACAGCACGACGCGCTTGCGCCCGGCAGCCGGGAAGGTGATGCCCGAGGCGCTGAGGTTGGTAGTTTCGGTGTCGTCGCTCTTAATCCACGTGATGCCCGTCGAAACAGGGGCGATCGTGCCGTAGTTCGTCAACTCGACCAGGATGCCGGCCAGGCGGTTGGCAGGGAAGCCGGTCGCGGTGATCGTGTGCTGACCGGTCGCGCGCGCCTTCTGACCATCGCCTTTCGCATAGTCGAAGACCAGCGTGCCAGTGGCCACGTCGCCGTTGTTGAAGACCGGGTCGCCGCGTCCGTCCAGACTGACCCAGGCGCCCACGCTACCCGTCGAGGCAAACACCTTGCCAGCGTTCAGCGGATCGGCCACGCCCGGCACCGTGCCGGAGATCACCAGCTGGTCGACATAGTTCTGCGTCACGTTGTCGAGACGGAAGCGCGTGCCGTCGTAGAACGCGGTGTAGAAGCGGCCAGCGGTGATGTCGCCGGCCACCAGCGGCACGCCAGCAACGCTCACGATTTCCTTGGCGCCCAGGCCGGAGATATTGAGCGTGGTCGGGCCAGTGTTCGACGCGGTCGGCACGAATACGGCCAGCATCTTGGCGTTGTAGGCCAGCAGGGGCTGGGGAGGTGTCAGCGTGTACGCGTTGACCGCGCCACCGTCAGCGCCGGTGATCAGGATCGCGCCGAGGAAGCCCGCAAAGCTCTGGCGCAGGCCGCGCTTGATGTTGCGGAGCTCGTCATCGCCTTCGCTCTTGGGAGCAGCGCCGGTGGGCGTCAGCGGGTTCAGGTCGCCCAGATATGCGACAGTTTCAACAGCCATGGTGTGTCCTTATTGGGTCAGGTTGGGGCGCGCAAGGCCATCGTGCCGACGCTTTCCCAGTCGTCGTTGTCGAGCGCGGCAATGGCGACGGCGTACTTGCCTTCCCACGCCTGCAGGTTCGGCAGGTCGCGGATATGCGTCAGCGCCTCGCACATGGTCGCGGCAAGGTACGCTTCGGGGTGCTGCTCGATCAGCCAGTTGGTGCCGGCCGAGTCGGCCAGCGCCGGCACGGTCGAACGCACCATTGCCGACAGCGTGACTGCCTCGCCCGGCTTGGGCCCGACGTACAGCGAATTGCCGATCTGCGTGTAGTGCACCGGCATGCCGCCAGCGGTCCCGCGCGCGTACTCGGTGTTGAACTGTGCCGGGCTGAGGTAGCCAAGCGGCCCGCCGCCCGACACCGCCAGCGTCTTGATCGACAGGATCGACAGCGGCAGGGTGATCGACTGGCCGCCTTCCGGCACGGTCAGGGTGGCCACGGCCTCCTGCAACTGCGCGCGCAGGTCGCCGTTGATGCGGTTCTCGGCGAGCATGACGAAATCCGCCATGAACTCGCCCAGGTCGGTGCGGTGAAGCCAGCGCGGCACCGCCGAGAGCAGCCAGTCGTAATCGCGGCTCGCGTTGGTGCCGGTGGTGGTAACGATGATGGTCATGTGACGCCTTAGCCTGGGAAAACGGTGACCGTGTACCCTTTGAGCCATGCGTTATCGGCGGCATTGGCGAGGGTGACGGTGAAGGTGATGTCTTGACTCACAGTGGTATCGGCCGCACTCGTGGCGGGCGCCGCCGCGCTGTTGCCCAGGCCGGTAACGTTTGCTCCCGAACTGATGCCCCCGAACTGTGAATTGGTCGCGCCTGCATTTCGGATCTCTGCCGATCCGACGAGCTGGACGCTGGTCGTTGCGACCGGCTGGAAGAAGATCCCACCGCCGAATTTCACCTTGAGCGTCTTGTTATTCGCGCTGTTGCTGCATCCCCAGTGAGTATCGATCTCCAGCCGCCCATTCGGCCCCAGCGCGTTGGCCGGCACCGTGACAGTGCCGACTGTGGTTTCCGCCGTGGTGCCGGTGATCACAGCGCTTGACACCCCCGACTGGGCAAGGATGTACGGTACATTCCGACCGCCAGCACTTGGGAAGTGCTCGGCTTGCACACGCGCGCCAGGCGCACCGGAAACGCGCCAATACCGCGCAACCCCGAATCCTGTCGCCTCGATCCAGAACGTCGAATTGTTCGCGTTGGTGATCTCGACAACATATCCGTTCGGCACCGGGGCACCGGCGAAGTCATTGATGCTGACCGACGAACTGTAGTAGCGCAGCGTGGTCATATCGGTCGCCGCCATGAAGTCGATCAGCGCGTCCCAGGTCTCCATCGCCGCACCCGTGACCGGGTTGTACATCTTGTCGCCTGGGTAGCTGCGGGGAAACAGGCCGGTTTGCATCAGGCGCACGTCATTGACGCTGAACGACACGGCGCACGGGGAGAAGTCGACGGCGGCGGGATGACGCGAGAATTCTTCGAGGAATACCACGCCGTCCGCACTCGAACCAGAATCGCCAGCGACCAGCGTGATGTACATGCTGATCATCTGACCATCTGGCGCAACGTGCACGCCCTCGTTCTCGATCTTCGTGCACGGCACGCCCTGCGCAAGCAGTGTGTCCCGCATCAGGTCCGGACGCATCAGCGCGTCCAGTACAAGCTGGCCGGTGCCGGTGAATGTTTTCACGCCTTGGTAGCTATACGGATCGACTGGCTGCCCGGTCGCCCAGGAGCCACCGAACGACAGCAGATAGCCAGATTGGTATTCGCACATGCCTTGGTGCTTTGGCACGCCAGACGCGCCATATAGGCTGTCTTCGCCGGCACCTGAGTTCATCAGGCCGAAATCGACATCGCCAGTGCGCTGGAAAGCGGTGTCGTATTTGATGTAGCGGTGGCGGCGGCGCTTCCCTGACAGCGGCAGCGCGCGGTCTTCCACCGTCCACTGGCCGTTCTGGAACGAGAAGCTGCGATCGACACCAATATCGACGGTTGTTACCGACGATACCGTCGAGAGGCTCGTCGGCAGCACGGTGATGTCGTACTTGTGCAGCGAACTGTTCGACGACCGGGCGTATAGGAAGCGGGAGTTGCCCTCATACCGTACGACCAGGTTCTCGGTCACGACAGTGGCCGCACCCAGTGAGAAAGAGCGCTTATATTCGCTCGTGTCCCAGTCGAAGACGCTGACGATCTGTTTCGTGACGCTGCACAGGAACAGCTCACGGGCGACGTGGTCGATAGTAAATGACTGGTAGCCGCCGTGCGCGCCGTAGGTGGCAACTAGCGCCGCCTCATCGGGCAGTAAGCGCGGGAATCGCTTCAACACGCGCTTCCGGTAGGCGAAACGCGCATCAGGCGATGACGAGCTTTCCAGCCCGCGCAGGTGCTCGCTAAGCGTGACCGGCGTCGATGCGCCTATTGGCTGGTGGCCAATCCGTTCCGTTGCACTCGGCAATGCGGCCTGTGCCTGCGTCAGGGGCTGCGCATCATCGGGGTCATATAGATCGATGTCGCGCTCGTAGGACTCGATTTGAGGCCCGGAGAAGGTCAGCTTATAAGGACCGTTGGCAGCACGAAAACCGTAAAGCCCATTAGCGTTCGTGAACATCGGGTTCGGCTGCACGGTGACGCCGTCGTCGCTGTAGATTGTCGCGAGCAAGCCCGTGGGCGTCTTGACGGTCACCGTCACCCCGAGCAGGGGCTGCAGCGAGCCATTCACGCGCGAAGCGAGGTTTTCTTCGTGGTTCTGCATTCTGGTTGTCCTTAGACTGAGGCTTTGTCGATGACGAAATACGCGTTATCGGGATCGCGCAAGAAGCGCGTCATCAGGGTCGGGTCGTTCATCACGTCCCCGAAGTTCTTGCCGCGCGCGCGTGCCCATGCGTCCAGCACTTGAATCGGGATCGACGCCGTGTGGCTGTCGCCCATCGCAGTTCGGTGGAAACCCTCGTTGTGCAGCGCCTTGGCGCGGTCGACAACGGCTTGCACGTTGGTGACAGACTCGATGGCGCACTTGCCGTCCTGCTCGTCGTGCAGGTACTTGGCCGTCACGCCGTCGAAGCTGAGAAGTCGTTTGCCCATAAAAAAACCGCCCGAATTGCTTCGAGCGGCCCGTTGGTTGATGGTCTGTTACGCGGCTGGTTGCAAGTCGCGGATGGCGCCGGAAGCGGCTTCGTTCTTGCTCTTGAAGGTCCACTCGGTGTTGATCAGGCGCTTGCGGCTGTCGCCGGTTTCGGCCAGGTCCTTACCCTTCATCGGGCGCAGGGTCATCAGCGCGAACATGCTGGTGTCCAGCAGGAACACGTCACGGTCGCGCTGGTGGCGGCTGTTGATGATCGAGTAGCGACCGAACGGGCCGACGTAGACTTCGACCGTGGCGTGCAGGGTCTTGTCTTCGGTCTTGTCGAACTTGGTCGCGCCGCCGGTAAAGCCGTCGACGGTCGCACGCAGGGCTGCCGGCACGAACAGGCGGTCAGGATTGCCGCCCGAGGTCCAGCATTTTTGCGCCACGTCCTTGAGCATGGCTTCGGTCAGGGTGCGCAGCGTGCCATCGGTCGGCGCCGCGTTGGTGTCCGGGTTCGGGTTGACGCCGCCAGCGCCGATGTTCGTGTTGGTCGCCAGCCAGCCCAGCAGGCCACGCGCCTGCGGTGCAACGCCGGCAGCCGCTGCGATGGACGTGGTGTTCTGCATCACGCCGAATTCCACGTCTTTCTTCAGCTCGACCATGATTTTTGCATCCTGGTAAGCGATTTCGGACTTGCGGCCAGCCTTCTCGACGGCTTCCTGGGTGCCGGTGACGGCATAGGTGTCGTCCGAGATCTGCGTGCGGTTACCCACGCGCTTGGTCGGGGTGCGGACGGTTGGCGCGGCCTCATTGCCCTGCTCACGCTTGTTCTGGCCGGCGGCGCGCAGGCTGTCGGTCTGCCATTCTTCGAACACGCCGTTCGCCTTTTCCTTGCCGATCATGGCCAGGAATGGGGTTTCTTCGGGCGAGATGTTGTAGATGTCGTTTGCCAGTTGCTCACGCAGGCCTGCTGCGTTGAACGTGGCCATCGAGTTTGCTAGTTGTGCCATGATTTATTTCCTTACAGGGTGGATTTGTAGAGTGCTGCGAAATTCGCAAGCGTTTTGTTTTTGCCGTATGCCTTGAGGTCCTGCTCGACACCAGTCGGCGGCGCCGTATTCGATGTCTTCGCCGGCTTGATCGGGGCAGCTTTGACCTTGTTGACCGCGCCGGGCGCCTTGGACTGCAATTCCTTGTGCTTCATCGCGTCGTGCACCAGACGGACGAAGCGCGGGTCTGCGATGGCCGCGAGTTCGTCGCCCGTGTAGCCATAGTCCTGCGCCGTTTTGTTCATCTTGCCGACCAGCTCCGGGCCGAAGCCAGGGATCGACGTTTGCAGGTCAGCCATCATTCGTTGCTGGGCCTGTTGATGCAGGGCCTGCTGTTCCGCCTGACGTTGCTGATCAAGCTGCTGCACGCGGGCGGTCACGCCGGCGCGGCTCTCTTTCAGCATTTCGAGGTAATCACGCGTCTCCATATACGTGACCGGGTCGCCGTGCCGGTCCATCGTCTGGATGGTCTGCTCGAGCGCTGCGATCTGCGAATTGGTGGCGTGCAGCACGCCCAGGTCTTGCGCGTATGTCTGCGCTGTCTGGAACTGCTGTTGGATATGCTGGACGGTCTGCTCGCGCTCCTGCGCGAACGTCTGCGTCTTGTGGCGGTAGTCCTGCTCGCGCATGTAGCCCTGCTTGAGCTCTGCCACGGGCAGCTCGAATTTCTCACCGCTCGCGGTTTCCCAGGCCACTACCTTGTCGTCCAGCGATTCCGTTGCCGGTTGATCGCCTTCACCCTCGACGGGTTCGGCCTGTTCATCCTCCTGCTCGGCTGGGGCATCAGGTTCGCCGCTTTGCGCCTCCGTTTCCGGTTGGGCGTTTTCGTCGTCCTGCTGCGCTGGCTCATCGGCTGCCTCGAGGGCCGCCGCGAACTGGTCGAGACTGGTGATGCTTTCGGTTTCTGTTGCCATTGCAAATCCTTCGAAGAATGTGACTCCCAAACAAAAGCCCGCGCATGGCGGGCCTTGGGTTGGTCTTTTTTCGTGTCGCGCTCAGGGGCGCGCGACGTGCCCGGTTGTCAGTGCGTGCTGCCGTCGTTGTACGTGGCCAGCAGCTCGCCCGTGGTGATGGGGAAGCCCGAATACACGCCGGCGTGATGTCGCGGCCGCGCGGTGGGGTGGCTGATCGCGGTGACGACCAGGTCGACCGCCTGAGCGGCTTTTTCATGCATCGCGATGAAGTCGTCCAGGTCCGGTGCCGGCGCGGCGGCCGGTGCTGGTTCCGCTTTTGCCACCTCGACCGGAGGCGGCTCGGGCAGCTGCTCGGCCGGCAGCGGCACGTCTTCTGGAGGCTCCTCGGGCGGCGCTTCTGGCATCTCGATCACCGGGTCTGGCGCTTGATCGTCCTGTGGCGCCGGCGCGGCGGCCGGTGCGGGCTTGCTCGATGCTGGTGGGGTCTGGCGCTTAGCCATAGATGTGCTCCTTTACACGTGACATGATGGATTTGCGCTCTTCCTCAGCCTTCAGTTCGGCGGCGGCCAGCACGCCCTCGTTGAGTACGATCTGGAAGATGGATTCGAAGCGGCGTTTCGCCTGCAGCAGCCGGTGTAGATGCTCGCGACCCTCGGTATCTCGCGTCGGCAGGTCTTTCCATGCCTCGGTGATACCGTCCTCGATCGTTTTCAGAGCCTCGACGACCATTGGGTCGCTAATGATCCGCTTGGCAGCCTCGGCGCGGTTGTTCGCTGCGTATTGCTCGTCATTCATACTGCGCTCCTGGTTGTGGCTGCTGCACCGCCGGCTGCTGCTGGCGGCTGTATGCCTCATGGTCTTTGCGGTCCTGCTCACGCTCGGCCACAGCAGCCTTCAACCGAAGCTCGCCTTCTTTGATCTTCAATTCGATCTCCTTCATCTGCAGCTGGATTTCGGCGATTCGGCGATCGGCTTCGGCCTTTTCACGCTGGCCATCGAGCTTCATCTGCTCGATCTTGACCTGCGCCTCGGCCAGGATTTGCTCGGGCATTGGTGGCGGTGCGGCCGGCGGTGGCGCCTGAACCTTGCTCGGATCGTTGAAGAACTGGTCGATGCCCTTGATGTTCATGGCCTTGAGCAGAGCGCGGTAGGCGTTGTACAGCTTCATCGGGTCAAACATTGGCGACCCAACTTGCATCAGCTGCTTCTGCTCGTTGATGACCATCTGCAGGTTCATCACCGTTTCCGACTTGTCGCCGGTGCCCAGGCCCACGTTGACCGTAGCATCCATCTCGTCGTCCCAGCCGCGCGGGTCGATCGGCACCCACTCGTTGCGCAGGCGGATGGTCGTTTCGCGGTCCTGATGCTTGCACACCAGCTTGAGCAGCAGCTTGAACAGGTCTTTCACACCCGTCTCAGCCATGATGCGCGCCATCATCTGCATGCGCTGCTGGCTGGCGGTCATGATCTTGGTCACGCCGGTGGCCGTCTTGTTCAGGCTGTCGGCTTCGAGGCCCTGGTTGTATCGCGTGATGCCGGTCCGGATCTCGCGGCGCGTGTCCATGAACTCGATGCCCTGCAGCGCCGGCGCGGCCACCATGCTAGTGGTGAGCGGCGAGATTGCCTCGTTCATCGGACGCTTGCCGCGCACGATGCCGCCGATCCGGTTGTCGAGCAGGTCGGCCAAATTGACCTCGGCTGCCATGTTCACGTACGTCCGCGGATTGTTGGCCAAGTACAGCGAATCGAGGTACTGGCGTGTCAGTGCGGTGTTCGTTGCCTGAATCGGCGCTGTAACATCGGCCAGGGCCAGCCCATGCACGCGGTGCGGAATCGGGATTGGCGTGATGACGCAGTAATCGTGCCCGTCTGATTCCTCATTCTTGAGCGTCATGTTGGCGCCGCGCAGGACGTAGCGCCATTCAGCGATGCCGTCGCCACCGTCGCACTGGATGAAGCCCTCGAACAGCGTGACTTCTTCCATCGCCTTGTCGAAGGTCTGGTCGTCGGTCAGCGATTCTGTCTCGTCGTCAGCCATCGACTTGAGCGACTCGGCACCGTCGATATGCGCGTTCATGTCGTAGCTCTGAACCGCGAAAGCCTTGGTCTTCGGGATGCCCATTTCGACCAAGTCGGAGCGGCGCAGCGTGGAATATTGGCCGACCAGCGCCGAGTCATAGATCGAGCAGGCCCGGCGCGACACGAGGAACGTCTCAGGCCGCACGTTGCGGATGCAGATTTGCCCCTTTTTGCGGGTGACCCGGATCGTGAGGTCAAATAGCGATTCCGGCTCTTGCGCCAGCTGCTGCTGCGCCTGGGCGGCCGCCTCTGGCGCCATTGCCATCAGACCGCTGGCAAGCTGCTCGCGCTGCATCACGTCGTTCGGATCGGGATACATCGTGTGGTCGACGACCTCGACCCCTTCCTGCTGCATGAGCAGGGTAACCTGCATACGGTCCAGTCCGGTGTAGGACTCACGCGTCACCTTGTCCGCGTCGTTCCAGAAGGCACGCACGATGCCCAACTTGGCGATCAATGCGTCCTTGAACCACGTGTTGAAGATCAGGAAGCCGGGATTCTGCTTCTTGACGATGTGATTGATGTAATCGGTCGCCTGCGATGCTAACTGCTCATCTTCCTGGCCGACCGGCTCGTACTCGCCAATGTTGTCGCCCGACAGGAACACGTCGAGCAGCGAGGGCAGGGCCGACTCGACCACCTCAAACACGTCCCAGCTCACTACCTGGGAGCGGCCCTCAACTTCTTTCCCGTCCGGTAGGCCCAAGTAGTTCGCGTAATTGCGCTCGCGCTCCGGATTGATGGCGTGATTCTGCCAGGTGGTGGCCTGCTCGATTTCGTGGTCGAGCAGCTTGTCGAACGTTTCGGCATTGATCTTAGGCATTACACAATTCCAATCGATTTGTAAGGCAGGTCGCCGTCCCAGGCTTTGCGACCAATATCGCCGTAAGCGATCGCGTGGCGCCGCATCATGTAGGCGTAGCGCACAGCGTCGAGCACGTCGTCGCGCACCTTCGAGATCTTTCCCTTCGGGTCGCGGTGGTACTGCAGAAACTCGTCGAAGAAGTCGCGTAGGCCGGCGAACACCTTGAAGCGTCCGGACAGCATCAGGTCGCGAATCTCGAACAGGCCGGCCTCGACGCCGTTGCCGCCGTCTTCCCAGGTGGCCTGGTCGGCGAGCATCTTGAAGCCGGCTTCTTCGTAGTACGCCTTCTGCTGCTTCGCGCTGCCTTTCTCGGTTTGCAGGCCATCGGCTGGCCAGGCGGTTGGCACGTCGGCCGCCCAGGATTTGACCGCGCCCCAGGCCTCGATTGGCTTGGTTCGAGCCTTCTTCCACGCCTTTGTGACGTAGAACATGTCGCCTTCCGGATCGAACACCAGCTGCGCGTGCGCCTGCGGGTGATCCCACCCGAAGTCCATGCCGCCGATGACGCGGAAGTGCTTCGGGATCGCGAACGGCTCGCAGGTGATTTGGTCCTCGGCCAGGTCGTAGATTCGTCCATGCCCCAACATCGGGACTCCTTTCGTACGCATATCGCGTTGGTGAGCGGGGAAGCTGGCCAGCAGCTCTGTCTTGGCTTTGTCGCTCAAGTGCGGCGCATCATCCCAGCCCTTTTGCATGTACACCTGGGCAGGTGACGGCGAGTCCATGAACTGGATGACCAAGTCGGTGCGGCCGTTCTCAGGGGTGAAGGTGAGGATGCCGCGCCCGCCTTGACCTTGATCACCGGTCGCGGTTCGCACCAGCACCTGGGGGAAGATCTCGCCGTCTTTCGGCTCCTCGTCGATGTGGAACCAGTCGACGCTGTCACCCATCAGGGCGTGCTGGCCTTGCGAGTACGACCAGAACTGGATCGTCGCGTCTTTGGCCTGCACGTCGCCGCCGCCGATCTGGCGGATGAACACCGAGCGCAGCGCGTTCGGCGTGCCGGCCATCGACTCGTAGCCCTTGATGTGCTCGGGCGGGATCAGTCCACCAGTGAACCTGGTGCCGTCCTTGCGGCCGACGATCGGCTCCTGGAGCAGGTCACGCGTTTTCTCGCCTGAGTAGCCCAGGCACCAGACCAGCGGCGCGTGGTTGAAATAGTGGCCCTCCCAGTCGTCCGGATAGTCGCCCAGGGCGTGGATCGCATCCATGTACGTGCCGGTGTAGGTCTTGCCGATCCGGTTCGCCGCGATCAGGCACGTCTGCGAGTAGTTGGCCGTATTGCCGATGAACTCGCGCTGCCAGTCGTATAGTTTGCTGTGCAGGTGGCGGTACCGGTAGACCTGGGCTCGGCGCTCGCGCTCCTGCAGCATGGCCAGCAGCAGCTCTTTCTCGGCCCGGCTGGTCGCCGTCATTGCGCGCCGCCGGCCGCCTTCGCGATCGCGGCGTCCAGTTCTTCATCGGACAGTTTGCCGACCTGGTGCTGGACCGGGCCGCCGCCGTCGCCAGTGAGCTGCATCTTGTTGCCGTACTTGCGCGGCTTCATGCGCTGGGCCTGCTCGACCCGGGCGTGGATGCGCAGCTTGGCCTTGCGGATCGAGTCGGCGTCGACGCGGCAGCTGTCAGCGATATCGACGATCTCATCGATGAGGGTGTCGGCGCGCTCGTCGGTGGCGATCTCGTACATGGCCAGGAACTCGGGGTGCTCGCGCAGCCAGCGGAAGACGGTTGCCTTGCTTGGCATGCCTTCGATCTTGCACGCTGATCGGATGCTCTTGCCATCCGCGAGCGCAGCACAGAACCGGGCGGCCAGCTTGGGCTTGTAGGTGGTCGCGGTCATGGGATTCGGTAAAAAAGATGGCCCGGCAGCGTGATGCTGGCCGGGCCCAAAGCTTCGATCGATCATCGAAGAGAGGAGACACAGGGTAGGGCGGCTATCGGGCCGCCTGGGTGAGCAGCGCGATGCGCGCCAGCTCGAGTTGGATCAGCACCAGCACCCAGCGGCGCTCGGCTTCGTGGGATAGCTGCATGATGCTCCAGGGTAGATTGTTCGTGCCGGTTACAGCGTCCGGCGCCGGCAGCGCGTAAGCGCCGGCTGTCTGGTCAGTACCAGGTCGTTTCTAGCGCCAGCGAACGCCGGCGCGGCCTTGGAGCCAGTAGATGTATGCCCAACTGCGGCCGACCAGCACAGTCGGGAGGAGACAGGTTGAGGTGAAACCACCCCAGTCAGCGAAGAACTTCATCATTGGCTCCAGAAAGCAAAAAGCCCCGCGTCATTGCTGATCGCGGGGCTTTGATTTCACCGTCTAGAGACGCCGCAGGCTCCCATCAGGGAAGCTCTACACGTCGATTGCTGGACGGAATTAAGTTGTGAGCAGGAATGTACTGCTGAGATTTCCTGCTGTCAAGCATTTTCATATTCCTGGAGCGCTGTCTGTGCGTCGGCACTACTGAGACCAGTTGGAAAGCGTGATGCCACAAACGTCCGCATTGCAGCTACCAGCAAAGTTTCACCCTGCCGAGTAGCCCTTCCAGAGCCTGGCACGTTGAGAAGAGCTGCGGAAGCAGTCCATTTCCAAACCTGTGATTCGAAACTTCGGTATGTTGCAATCCCAAACTCTTCGATTATCGGTCCGGCAAGTCTCCAATCTTTATGTGGCTCCCATTCGAACCAACGTAAAAACTTTAAGTTTGGCATTGGCCTACTAGGTTGTAGTCCCGCCACCCTGTCGTAAATACTGAATTCGGGCGGCTTCGACCAGAAAAGCGAAATATCGACCCATAGGTCCAGTTCACTTTCGTCAAGATCGTCGATATTCATTTGGTTTCGTCCCCAAGGTGCGCGATGAGGCATTCTATCGCGCCCTGTGCTTGGCGAAATACGGATAAGAAGACCGTCGCTGGCCGGTGCGCGATCGATAGCTTGCGACACACGGCCTCAGGCCGCTCCTGGTCGATGTAGCAGTAGCGCAGCATGAGCCGGTCGCGGCTCGAGAGATGACGCATGGCCAGCTCGATCGCGTTCGCATCTTCCTCGTCCACCTTGCGGCGGTCGCCAGTCGGCTTCTCGCCGTTGGCCTCGCGCTCGAGGCGGTCACAGAATGCGCCGGTGGCGCTGACGCCGATAGTGCGGGTAGAGCGGTAGACCCGCGCCCAGTTCTCCAGGCGCGAGCCAATGTCGCGGCGTTGCTCGGTCAAGGCTGCAGCTCCTCAACCTGGTCGCCCATTCCGAAACAGATGCACCGGCCAGCGGCGCAGGCGAGCACTGGCGACAGCACGAGCCACACGGCAAGAGCAATCATGCTGCCTCCTGCTCTGGCACCGTCAGACCTTCGATGTGCTGCGCGAGCGCCAGGATGGCCAGCGCATCGGCCTGGTTGTTGTCCTTCGGGTGGAAGCCCTTGGCGCGCGCGGTCTCGACCATGGCCAACTTGTCGGCGTTGCCCTTGCCGGTCCAGTGCTTCTTGACCTGGCCGACACCGACCGGGCGCAGCGGCACGTTGTTTGCCGCGCACCACATCTCAAGCATAGCCAGGAAGCCGCCGTAGACATGCGCGGCCAGCGTGCCGGCGTGCTGCTTCACGTCCTCGTAGTAGACCGCGTGGATCTCGCCGGCTGTGCGCTGCTCGGCCAGGAACGCGCGGAACTTGAGCCAGCGGTGGCCGGGCCGTTCCATGCGGCCGTACTGGAATTTCTCGGTACCGCTGTGCACGGCGCCGTTGCGGTCGGTGCGGGCCCAGCCGGTTTGTGTGCCGATGTCGATTGCCAGGATGTTCATGGGGGTGCTGCTCCTCGTTGTTGTTGTGGCCCGGCTCGGGGCCGGGCGTGGTGCTGGGTTAGCCTGGGTAGTACGGTTGGGCGTAGCCGGTCTTCGGTACCTGGGCGAGCTGCTGCTTGAGCGCGTAGCCCATCAGCGGCCAGATCTTCTGCACCGCGTTCTGGCGCGCGACCTCGCGACCGATCTCGGCGTTGAAGTTCCCAGGGCTGGCGCAAGCCGATTCGCCGGTGACCGTGAAGCCGTTTTTCAGGACCAGCACGCAGAAGGTGAGCAGGCCCAGCGCCTCGATGCTGCGGGGGACTTCCCAGTCACCGTCGTACTTGCCGTTGCCATCGTTGCCGATGGCGCCCTGCTGAGCCGTGAAGTAGTGCTCGCTGGCGATGTTCGCCTCGATGTCACTCGGCTTGACGCGCGGTGCCGTGAGGCCCTTGGCTTGAATCTGCTGCTCGATGGCTTGATCATTCATGTTGCTTTTCTCCTATGGTCCTGCGGTTGTGGCGCTCTCGCGCGCGAAATGGTCTCGGTCAGGTGGTGCTGCACTCGTTCGCCAATGCTTCTCGAGCAAACTGCGACTGAATCGGCAGCACGGTCTCGCCAGCGCCTTCACTCGCCTGGATGCGTCGGGCCCAGCCCAGGTTGTCGTGGTTGGCTGGCTTGTAGTTCACGGCTCGTACTGCCTGCGCGATCGCAGCCCGGGCTTTCTCGGTCGACGTGGTCGAGTTGCCGGGCGCGGTGAGCTGCAGCATTGGCTTGGGCACCTCGTCCCATGTGGCCTTGGCCAGCTGCTGGTTCAGCGCGGTCTCCCAGCGTGCCTTGACGAAGCTGTACGACTGTTCACGCAGCTCGGTGGCCATCGGCATTGCAGCCCAGTAGATCGCCGGGTGCGACCAGGTGCCGTGCTCGCCGGCGAAACGGGCTTGCACACCAGCGACGGCCTCGTAGTACGCGCGCAGCGGATCGACACCAGGCCTGCAGGCTTGGATGAATTCGGCGCAGCTCGGTGGCCAGGCGAAGCGGCGACGGCATTCGCGCAGGCCGATCTTGACGTCGCTCGGCGTGATGCCTTCCTCCTCGAAGGCCTCGACCCAGCTTTCTGCCCAGTTGTCGATCGCCTGCTGGTTGGCGAAGTTGCTGCGCCACTTGTGCGGATAGGCACCATCGAGGCGGTTGAACAGGTGGTCGACCAGCGAGATGCCCAGGCCTGGTGCAGGATCGAACCACTGCGAGTAGGGGCGGGTGCTCGGCGACGTCGGCAGTGCGGGAATTTCGGCGAGGTTGGTCATGACGTGATCCGGTTGCGGTTGACGTAGGCGACGGGGTCGAACTTCTCGGTTGCACCTGGGCGACCTGGTGGCGCGGCGCCGTTGGCGCGCAGCTTGGCGGCGTCAGCAGACCAGCGCTCGAGGATGGCGAAGACGTAGCCAGGTTTGATCGCTTCGCTCGGCTTCGAGACCTTGGCCTCAGCGCATGCAGCAGCAGCGGTCTCGGCGGTTACTCCCTGGGCTGCCAGGGCGATCAAGCGAGGGTCGGCAGGCTGGGTGCGAATGCCTGCGGCGTTCATGGCAATGCTCAGCTTCACCGAGGCCGACGAATCGCTTACCGCGCCCAACTCCGGTTGAGCAGAGACGGGGTGTCCTATACCTTCTGGGGATTGGGGATTGGGTACTGGGTACTGGGTAGCCGTGTCGTCACGTGTGACAGACGCGTTACTCTTGTCGTTATTGTCACGGCTTGTCACGCGTGACAGTTCAACCTCAAGGGTCTTTGTTGACGCGTTAAATTCAGGCGTCACGCCCAGGGCACGCAGCTCATCGAACAGATGTTTTCGCCGCTCGCGTGACCGCTGCTGCCTGACCTTGGCGTTCTCGCGCTTGTTCTTTTCGGCTGGCTCGCGGTCCCAATACTCTTCGAGCATGGCCTGTGCGCGCTTTTGCATGTACCCGTCTTCGCGCAGGTCGAAGAACTTGCCGAGCACGTAGTCGACCGCCTTGCGTTCTGGCGCCGTGTTGGCGCGCGCATTGCGGTAGATTTCCTTCTTGTCGAGGGGGAGAGGGCGCTCGGTCTGGTACACCTGGTCGAGCAGACGGTTGTACGCACCGTCCTCAAGCATCGACAAGCCGAGTGTGTCCTTGATGAAGTCTCCGATGTGGCGGTCGTAGTAGTTAATGATCGCCTCCATCGATGTGAAGGTGCTTCTTTGGCGCGGTCATGGCGGCGATGCCTCGCACTGCTCGGTCGCGCAGCAATCCCATTCAGCCTGCCAGGTCGCGATCGCCTCCGTCGAGTGCCAGTTGAAGTTGTGCCCATCACGATCCACGCCGCGGTCAAACGCAGCGCGTGCTTTTGCGCGGATCATGTCGAGCGAGATGATTGGTGTGTCCATTATTCCCCCACGCCCCCGGCCTTGCGCAGCTTCTCAGCCGTCTCCGCCAGGTCATTAATACTTTTGTTGAGGCGGCCGTACTCGCGAGATTCGTCGTCGGTACGGCGCGCACGCTTGAAGACTCGATTGCGGATCACGACGTTGTCGGTCATCGCAAGCAGCTTCGAGGCGTCAGGACCACGTGCTGGTCTGTCCATCGTTTCATTTCCTTTCGAGCGCCGGGTTCGATCCACGCCGTTGCTTTGTTGATTCCTGGTGTCGCAGTCGAAATCCATTAAAGATGCCTCCGTGAGGTAGTGACACCGCGTGCACGGCCAGCTGCTCGACCAGGACCCGGACAACGTCGGGATTCCGGGCCGCGGGCCTGCGGCGTACCATGCGTGAGCACTGCGTTGTTGCTGAGACCGCGCAGGAACGTGCTGCGCGCGATGCCGAAGGCTTGGCAGATGCTGTCGAGGCCAGATAGCTCGCCTGGGTTGAACAGCACTTCGACGGTTTCGGTACGGGTCTTTGGATTAAGGCTCATGGTTTTTCCTTGGTGATGCGGGTTGCGAGGGAGTGGTTCTGATTAATTGCTGGGCTGGGTTGCTGCGACTTCGTCAGCGAACTCGTTCAACTTGATGAGGATCGAGCCTGCTGGGTCTTTGAGCTCGCCAGACAGGATTCGGCTGATAGTTGCCTGGCTGACGTCAGAGCGTTTGGCTATCGCTGCTTGAGAGAAGCCGGTCCCTATGAGGTAGTGGGCGGCGTCTTGGGCGGTTCGAAGAGTCATGGTCATAAGTGTGAAGTTGTGTTCGGCCATTCTATACGAATACGTATTGCTGTCAATGCGAAACCGCATAAAGGATTGCACAGATGTATGCGTTACCGCATATTTGCGAGATGAGCGACCCTGCATCTCCAATTAAAAAGAACCTTGAATGGCTTATTGCCAAGAAAAGGACGAACCCGTACGAGCTACAGCGCGCTACCGGCGTGCCGCAGCCGACCATCCATCGAATCTTGAGTGGCGAAAGCAACGATCCGCGTACGAAGACGCTGCAACCGTTGGCTGATTACTTCGGCGTGACCGTTGCTGATTTGCGTGGCAGCGATCTTTCGAATCGCGATGGGGAAGCCACGGATGGCCTGAATCCAGGTTCGTTCATGAGAGTCGACGCTGCTCTCCGGAACGACCCGCGTCACACGCTCATCCCGATGGTTCGCCTGCGTTTGACTGCCGGAATCAGTGGGTTTGAAGTAGACCCGGAACCGTTCGATGGAGGGACCACTACAGTCCCAACCGGGTGGATAGAAAGCAAAGGATTCAGTCGAGAAAAGCTGATCGCGATCATTGTGCGCGGCGAGAGCATGGAGCCGACCTTCTACGAAGGGGATCTGGTAGTGGTAAATACGGCCGACCAAAAGCTCTCTGATGGCGCGGTGTACGCCATCAACTATGAAGGCGAGCCGGTCGTGAAGCGGCTGACACGTGATGCTGGCCAGTGGTGGCTGACCTCTGACAGTGTCGACCAGCGTCGGTATTACCGCAGGACCTGCGACGAGTCGGTCAAGGTGATTGGCCGGGTAGTACGAAAAGAAAGCGAACGATTCTGATGCTGTATTCAGTACAACGTTTGTATGAAAAACGTTTGGCGGTCGTTCTGGTGGAAAGGCGTGATCTGATCGAGCCGCGAGCCAGCTGGCTTATTCAGCAGCTGCAGGGGGACTTAACGCTACCGGTCATGTTGGTGTCGCGTGATAGCGAAATCTGGACCGGAGTAAGGGCGCGAGCCGAGTTCGACCCAGAGCCATACGTGTACGCACTGCTGGGAGTTCGCGATATCGATTGGTCTCCGTTGAACTGCGCTTGTGCAGAGTTCGAGGGGGCATGATGTTCAATGCCGTGCTTCCGTTTGCGCCGCTCATCATCGCGATACAGGTCGATGAGGAAATACTGAATGGGCCTGATGTCGATGCGCTACTTCAAAAACTTGAGTCGTTCTTTATGGTCGCCGTCGTCGTCGTCGCATGGGACAAAGACGCCAAATTTAAATGTCGAGGTGCCGCCTGTAGCGAGCTGGACCTCATCAGCGAGGAACTTGTATGGCGCGAATTTGATCTTCCTGCAGAGCCGGAAATGCCGTTTTAAGGCGCTGCCCCCGCGTCCGTTCTTCTCACACTCCTGATCTGTCGAGCCCGCACCAAGCGGGCTTTTTCTATTCTTTTCCCATGCACCATCGATTCGCCTTCGCATTAAACGCATAGATATTTATGCGTTTTCGCATTGACGCCATTGATACGCTAACGTATAGTTCTTCCATCGCAACCCGCTCAGCACCCCGCCGAGCCGCCGAATGGAGGAAGCCATGTCCCGCACCGCCTCACCCGAAGAACTGCGCAACAAAGCGTTGATCGACCTGACCCGCCAGAAGTCGGCCGGCCTGTTGGCCGCCGTGCGCGCCGGCCAGCCTCAGGCATCAAAGCTGATCCGCGATTGCCTGTCCGAATACATCACCGACAACAACGCACTGTCCGCACTGATCCTCGAATCGCTCGCCGGCACGAACAGCCTGCAGGGCGTCATCACCGACCTGATCTGGGCCGAAGCCGAAGCAATGGCCCAGCTTGAGCTGGCCGCGATCGAGCGCGAGAGCCGCGAGCTGTCGACCGTCGACCGGATCGAGCGCTACCTCGACAGCATCGCGGCATGACCTGCGCCCACTGCAACGACACCGGGAGCCTGACGAAGCAGCTGTGGGGATATCTGGACTGCCCCCACTGCAGCGCGGCGCAAGAGCGTACTGATGCGGTGATATGGGCGCAATGCGTCACTCCCGACGTCGACCCGATCGACGCCTGGCTGATCTACCAGCACGGCAAGACTGCAGCAGCACCGAGCACGGCGCGGGGAAGCATGGAGCAGCACAGTTCCGCGTAAAGGCAAAGCCATGCACGGCCGCACCAGCGGCGCCGGAGACGTAACCGGCACCAATACCGAAGCCGGCCGCGCCGGCGCCAAGAGGAGAGCAGGATGAGCAAGAAATTCGAAGCCGGCCAGACCGTCTACAGCGAGCAAGGCGAGCGAGCCGAATATGTCACCGCGTCGGGCGATGGTCACATCGTCCGCCCCATCATCGAGGACTGCTACGACGGTGACGAAGGTCCTTACGAGCACGTGTGCGATCCAGTCATCTGGCGCCACGTTTTCCACCAAGAGCCAGTGGCCAAGTTTAGCGACGAGCTGAAAGCTATTCACGACCAGATCGCCGCAGCAAAGGCTGAGCGCAGCCAGATGCTGGCCGAAGAATATGCATTGCAGCGCGCTCGCGCCGAAAAATTGAAGCGCTTCTCCATGCTTGACAGCCTGGAAGCGTTCATCGACGGCAAGATCACGCACTACGTGGCCCGAGATATCTACAACCCGCCGCAGATCATCAATATCGAGCAGGCGCTTACCGCGGACAGCGACAGCAAGCGAGGGGTATTGCGTTTGCTCACCCTCGGCGGCTGCTTGAAAACCGGCGGAATCAACTGGCAACTGAACCAATATTCAGATGGCAGTGGCAGCGCCACCGGCGTGATCCCTTGCACCTCGCTCGAGCAGGCACAGGAAATCGTGAAGCAAGAAGCCGTCAAGCATTTCGCAGGCTCCCGTCGCCCGGACGTCGAGCGGCAAGAATGGATTGATGTAGCCGAAAAGCTTGGCTTGAATGTGCCAGAAGCGTATCGCCGGATCGTGGCCGCCAAGAAGCTTCGGCAGCTTGAGGAAAACGGCCACTACACGCGCCGCCAAGCCGAACAGTACAACGAGACTGTCGCGCGCATGGATGCCGAGCTCGTTGCGCTGCGTGACTACCTCGCAACGCCAGAAGGTGTCGCATGATCGCCGTCCGCGTCACCCGCGGCCCGTATCGCGTCGTGCGCCGCCTGGCGCGCAAAGCAGCGAAGCCTGTCGCGCTGCTGTGGACCGCCTGGAAGTTGAAGAAGAGCCAGGACGACGTCGCCTACCTCGCATCGCTGCGCGCCCAGTTCGAGCAGAAAGAACACAACGAGGCGCTGCGCCAGGTGCGCCTGCTGCGTAGCCGCAGTCAGATCGCAGGCTGGTGATGATCCGCTACCTCAAAGACCAGTACCGCCTGTCCCTGCGCGCCGGCTTCGGCCCGCGTAAAGCAGCTATCCGCGCGCTGCGCACCTATTTCAACGGCTTTTAACCACGAAGGAAACCATGAACGAACTCACCACCCAGGGCGAAACTACTTTCTCCCTTTCCCCGCGCAACCTGGCCGAGGCCATGGAGTTCGCGAAGATCATCGCGTCGTCGGACATGGTCCCGAAGGACTACATCAATAAGCCGGGCAATGTCCTGGTGGCGGTGCAGACCGGCGCCGAGCTGGGCCTCAAGCCAATGCAGTCGCTGCAGGGCATTTCGGTGATCAACGGCCGTCCGGGTGTGTGGGGCGATGCCATGTGGGCGCTGATCATCAGCCACCCGGAATTCGAGGACGTGCAGGAAGAGAAGCACGACACGCACTGCACGGTGACCTTGAAGCGGCGCGGCCGCTCGCCGGTAGTCACCACGTTCACGATGGAAGACGCGAAGAAGGCCGGCCTGGCCGGCAAGCAAGGGCCGTGGCAGACGGCGCCGAAGCGGATGCTGCAGATGCGGGCCCGGGCCTTCGCCGCGCGCGACTTGTTCGCTGACGCGCTCAAGGGCATCAAGTCGATTGAGGAGCTGCGCGACTATCCAGATGAGCGAGTCGAGCACGACATCACGCCGGCGCCAGCGCAGGCCGCCGCGCAGGTGACGAAAGCTGAACTGCCACAGTGCACGGCCGAGAAGTTCACGGAGAACACGCCGGCCTGGCGCGACATGATCCTGTCGGGGAAGAAAACGCCGGCGGCGCTGATCTCGATGCTGAGCACGAAAGCCGTCCTGACCGAAGACCAAAAACTCACGATCGATTCGTGGGCTCACGAAACCGAATAAGGACACCATCATGCAAATTCACGATCTTGCCCAAGGTAGCCCCGAGTGGCAGCAGTACCGTCTCGAAAAGTTCGGCGCTAGTGAGGCGGCCGCGATGCTGGGCATCTCGCCGCTGGTCAAGCGCAACGAACTGCTGCACATGAAGGCAACCGGTACCGCCCAGGAGTTCAGCGACTGGGTGCAAAAATACATACTCGACTATGGCCACGAGGTGGAAGCGCTGGCGCGCCCGCTGGTCGAAGACCTGATCGGTACCGAGCTGTATCCAGTCACCTGTTCAGATGGCCGCCTGTCGGCGTCGTGCGATGGTCTCACCATGGCGGAAGACGTTGCGTTCGAGCACAAGCAGTGGAACCAGGGGCTGGCCGCTTCGATCTATGACGGCGTGCTGCCTGACGAGTACATGCCGCAGTGCCAGCAGATCATGATGGTGACCGGTGCCGGCAAGGTCGTGTTCGTCTGTTCCGATGGCACGCCAGCCAGCTTCGTGCATATCGATGTGCTGCCGGATCCGGCGTGGCAAGAGCGCATCCGCGCTGGCTGGATCCAGTTCGAGGCCGACCTGGCCACCTATCAGCACGTCGAAGTACTACCGCCGCCAGTCGCCGCTGCAGTGCAGGACTTGCCGGCGCTGTCGATCCGGGTCGATGGCCAGCTCACCCTAAGCCACAACCTGCTGCTGTTCGGCGACAAGCTGCAGTCGTTCATCAAGGATATCGACACGAACCCGAACGACGACCAGGCATTCGCCGATGCTGAGCAGGCCATCAAGGTGATGGAGCGCGCCGAGAATGCGCTGGGCGCCGCCGAGGCATCGGCCCTGGGCCAGATCTCGACCGTCGACGACATGGTGCGCAACGTGGCAAGCCTCAAGGAACTGGCTCGCAAGACGCGCCTGATGCTCGAGAAGACCGTCAAGGCGCGAAAGGAAACGATCCGCGTCGAGATCCAGCAGGCCGGCAAGGACAAGGCAGCGGCGCACATCGTCGCGCTGAATACCCGCCTTGGCAAGCCGTACATGCCAGCGATCGCGTTCGACTTCGCCGGCGTCATGAAGGGCAAGAAGACGGTCACCAGCCTGCGCGATGCAGTCGATACCGAACTGGCGCGTTTCAAAATCGAGGCCAACGCCGCAGCCGATCGCATCCAGATCAACCTGGGCACGCTGCGCGAGCTCGCCGGCGGCCATGCCTTCCTGTTCGCCGACACGCCGTCGATCGTGCTCAAGGCTGCGGACGATCTGACCTCGCTGGTCAAGATGCGCATCGCCGAGCACCAGGCAGAGGAAGTGGCCAAGGCCGAGGCGCTGCGTGCGCGGATTGCCGAAGAGGAGCGCGTGAAGGCCGAAGCTGCAGCAGCGGAAAAGATGCGCCAGGAGCAAGCCGAGGCCGCGCGCGTGGCCGAAGAAGCTGCGTCGATCGAGCGGGCGCGTGTCGCGGCCGACACGAAGCGTCAGCTCGAGGAGCAGGCGGCCAGCATCGCGGCGGCTAACAAGGTAGCGGCCGCCCCAGCGCCAGTGCCAGTTGCTGCTACCCCGGCGGACGACCCTGACTTCCAGGAAGTGCAGCCCGCGCCGGCGCAGGTGACGCCGATCGCCGCAGCGCGCCCGGCCACCAGCGCGCCAACGCTGCGCCTGGGCCAGATCAACGAGCGCCTGGCCCCGGTCGCCGTGACTGCCGATGGACTGGCGCGCCTGGGCTTCGCCGCCGCCGGCCGCGATCGCGCCGCGGTGCTGTATCACGAAAGCGACTTCTCGGAAATTTGCCGCGCTCTGGTCGTGCATGTGCGCGCCGTTCAGGCGGCCCAAGCCGCGCAGGCCGCGTGATGCCTGCGCAGCGCCTTTCCACCTGGTTGGCCCTGCGCTGCCGCGAGCCGCTGTTTCAGCGGTTCCTGCGAGTGCCCGACGAACCAACTGCTGTGCACTCGGTGCGCGCGATCTGCGAAGTGAAGTCTCGCGGCGAGATCGATCAGAACCCGACCGCCGCGCAGCGCTTCCACGATTTCATCCGCAAGCCGTACGTGCTCTTTGCCAACGACCCGAATAACCATCCCCAGGAGAACTGACCAATGTTCGAACTCACCCAAGCCACCGTCAAGCTGGCCAACATCAATCCCCGCGCCGAGATGCACGGCGACGACCCGAAGCCGGCATTCGACCTCAAGATCGAGGCGACGTGCTCGAGCAGCGCACTGACGCACTTTCATCCGGAGCTGCGCCAGCACCTGTTCATGAAGGACCAGAACCCAGACCTGATCGACCAGGTCATCGAGGGTGACGGGCTGACCGTGCTGCGCTACCCGAAGATGGGCGCCATTAAGTGGGATTGGGAAGGCGCCGGCTACACCGCCACGGTCGACTATGGCATGGGCGGCTCGAGCAACCTCGACCTGAACGACTGCAAGGTCGACCACTTCAAGATCGAAGCGCAGAACGGTGGCTCGGTAGTGATCACGTTCCGCATCATCGCGCACCCTGAGAGCGAAGATGTCGGCAAGCTGTGCGAATTCATGCAGCGCGAAATCATCCTGGATCTGCTGCCGCCGGCGCCGCAGACGCTGGGCGAACTGTTCGGCGAGGCGGCCTGATCATGGCGCCGGTCTGGACCGACATAGCGGCCGCGCTACCCGATGCGGACACCCTCGTGCTGCTCGTCCTGAATGACGACGACGTGTGGCCGGGCTACCTCGATGGCGATACGTGGCGCTACGTCGATGCGATGCCGATCACTGGGGAGCGTGTGACGCACTGGATGCCGTTGCCGGCGCCGCCGGCATCTTGTCCTACTTCAGGAACTCTGGGCGCTCATTACCAAGGCGCTCAGCGCATCGATTGATTTTGGATACACAGAGTTCGATAGGAACGGCGCTCCATTCGTACCAAAAAGGCATTGCGCCGGTTTCCGGATCACGCTGACTCATAGCTTTTTCTCGGGCACGCAAAACGTTGCCCCTTAAATCCACCATCGCTTTTCGAAGAGAAATGAGGAGAAGAACCGCACCATGCGAGCCGAGCTCGTGCGCTGGAATAGCTTTAAGCGCGTCGATCAGATCTTCCATGATTGCGTCTTGATACTTGATGTCTAGCTCTATCAAAGCAAAACCTCCGTCACGAAAAATCGCGCCAGTGTTGGTGCCGAACGTTTGTGCCGACTGAGCCAGTGCTACGACAGCATCGTAGCGTCGAACCGCTACAAGACGGTCAGCTTCGCGAACGCTTTGAAGCGCAGCACTGGCTTGCCGTTCGCCGATAAGAAACGCTAGGAAGATTGCCACGATAGAGCCAACAGCTTGAACCCACGATGCCCATTCGGACTTGTCAAGACAATATGCGCGGCCCAGCAAGATAAGGTCTATCACAACACCAGCAACTAGCAGGATGGTAAGAACCACCGGGTTGTTTAACCACTTAACAATAGTTTTCATATGGAAATCATAACATGAGCGAGAACAGCAAAATCGAGTGGACTGATCATACGTTCAATCCCTGGGAGGGCTGTCAGAAAGTCGGTCCGGGCTGCGATCACTGCTATGCCGAAACACGCAACGCGCGCTTCGCCGGCGGCACGGCAGTGAACTGGGGCCCGGGCGCGCCGCGCCGCCGCACCGGCGCCGCGAACTGGCGCAAGCCGATCGCATGGAACGCTGCGCATGCAGAGTTCTTCGCACAGCATGGCCGCCGGCAGCGCGTGTTCTGTGCCAGCCTGGCCGACGTGTTCGACAACGCCGTGGATCCGGCGTGGCGCCGCGACCTGTTCGACCTGATCGAGCTGACGCCGCACCTCGATTGGCTGCTGCTGACAAAGCGAGTGGGCAACGTGGCGCGGCTGGTGGCCGACGCACGCACGCACGACTGGCTGGCCGGCCGCGACAACGTGTGGATCGGCGCCAGCATCGTCAATCAGGAAGAGGCCGATCGCGACATACCCAAGCTACTGGCGCTGCCGGCGCGCGTGCGCTTTCTGTCCATGGAACCGTTGCTTGGCCATGTCGACCTGAAGCTGACGGCCAGGTCGTTCGGCTTTCCTAAGCACATCACGCGCGATGGCCATGCCGTTGGCATGCCGCAGGGGCTGCACTGGGTAATTGTGGGCGGGGAGAGCGGCACGCAGGCCCGGCCAATGCACCCGGGCTGGGCGCGATCGCTGCGCGACCAGTGCACGGCCTCCGGCGTGCCCTTCCTATTCAAGCAGTGGGGAGAGTGGGTACCTATCGGGGAGCGCCGCAGCATTCTCGGGGGCACTCTGCACGACATGGAACTTGTTGGCAAGAAGGCCGCCGGACGCGACCTGGATGGGGCAGTGCATGATGAGTATCCGAACAACAGACGCTTTGCCCAGCTCGACGATGGCGAGGGAAATCGACATGGATGACCTCATACTGTCGAGCCAAGAAATCTACGCGATCACTCATTACAAGCTCCCGAAGAAGCAACTCGCGGCGCTACAGGCATTGGGCATTCCCGCACAACTGCGGAAGATCGATAACACCGTGTGCGTGCTTCGCGCTTATGTGAGAAACCCGGGCGGGCCGGCGGCAGCGGCAAATACACCCGGACCAAAAAGGAAATCAGCAAGGCAATGAACAGGCAGCGCAAGACGAACCGCGGGCTTCCGCGCCGGGTGTACATCAAGTTCAACGCGTACTATTACGTGGCTCCGGAGAAGATCCGCGACCCACAGACGAAGGAGATGAAGACGTGGGTGCGCCTGTGCTCGGTGGAAGATGGCGAGGTGACCATGCTGAACCGGCTGGCCAATCTGCTGGGCAGCAAAGCACACGTCCAGGGCACTGTGCCGCACCTTTGCACCGAGTTCAAACTGCACAAGCTTGGCAAGTACGGGAAGGAGACGCAGGAGCAGTACACGCGGTTCCTTGACGTCATTGCGGACGAGTTCGAGGCCTTCTTGGTGGTCGAGGTCACGACCAAGGAATTCGCCGATTTTCTGCGCGAGAAGTTCGCCGACAAGCCGAACACGGCGCGCAAGTATGGCGGCCTGGCTAGCAAGCTGTTTCGCTACGCTGTGTCCGGCCTCGGCCTGCGCCAGGACAACCCGATCGACCAGCTAGACCTGAGCGACTTCGAGACGCAGCGTCGCACCGTTCTGATCACGCACGACCAGGTGCAGCGGATCCGCGCGGCCGGCATGCAGAGCAAGGCGCGCAAGGACACCGGCAAGAGCATCCCGACTGCGAGCGGGCCGATGTTTGCCTGCATCATCGACATGGCCTATCTGCTGTGGGCGCGCGCGATCGACATTCGGACGTTGAAGGAATCGCAGATCGAGGCCGGGTTTATTCGACTGGCACCCAGCAAGACGATGAAGAGCAGCGGGAAGGTAGTCGACATCCAGGTCACGCCAGCCATCGAGGATGTGATCGAGCGCGCACGCGCCATCAAGAGGGGTTACAAGATCATTTCGCCCTACCTGTTCCCGAGCCAGAAGGGGACGCCGTACGCCAAGACTGGACTGATATCGATGTGGGATAGGGCACGTGAGCGCGCCGGCATTACCGACGATGTGACGTTCAAGGATTTGCGCGCGCTGGGCGCGACAGATGCCGCAAGGGCAGGGAAGCAGATGGGGGATATTCAGACACGCCTGGCACATACGTCGAGCAAAACGAGCAAGATTTACATCAAGGAAGCGATTCCAGACGTGTCGGCGATCGACATAAAATTGCCTTGGGATTCCATCTAATATGGGCCGAAAAGTTCGGCGCTTGTGGGGCAGGGCTGCAGGTTTTTGAACAACTGTATATTAGATGACGCTGGCGCAAAGCCAGTATCCATGCGGGTTTGAGGCGTTTGCGTTCGCGCATGGGGTGCACGGGGTCGGAGGTTCGAATCCTCTCGCCCGACCAATAGAATCAACGAGTCAGGCCAGCCGAGAGGTTGGCCTTTTTCGTTTCCGAAGCTTTCCCCCTGCGAATACCCTTGCACAGCATTGGTCGCCGCCGGCGCGCTGTCAGCCGGCCAGCGCACGAACAGCCGGTGTGAGTATGATTTCCCAGGGCTGGCCAAAATGGAAAAGGCTGCTCGATAATGAGCAGCCTGAAGAAATAAATCATGCCAGCGCTATTTGCAGCCGCCAGCCGATAGGTAACAAGCGTTACTTACACGCTGTGCTGTTTCTTGCGACGGTTCATTCCGACACCCAATAAACCGATTCCGAGCAAGGCGACGGATGCAGGCTCAGGAACTTCCGAGACATTGGCGAAAACAAAACTTACATCATTGTAGTTAAAGTCACCGCCATTATTCAGATCTTCGAAAGCGACATAGGTCCCGGCGATCATATTTGCATCACCAGCGTAGTTATATGAATAGACATGGTTGACCGAGTCGCTATTCAGGCTGGTTTGGGAATACCACGGCCCAACATTGCCTGGTACAAGATTCTTCAGAACGAATACCAGGACGTCGCCTTGAACAACAGGCCCGAAGTTGAATGAATCGCCATATGCCGATGTCTGATTATTCAGTCCATAAAAACCGGTTGCTACACCATTAACAAGCATGGACACTTCATTGGTGTAAGTTGCTGTCGAGCCGGCAAAATAGCCCGTTACAAAACCGGTGGATGTCGCAACAAATGTATACGGCTGAGCGTTTTGCGTACCTGCAGGTGAATATGGGATTGGCGCTG